CTCTTAAAATCAAACATTGAATCTGATTTTAAGCAAGAATATAAAATACAAATTATTTTAATCTTTTTAACGAAGATCGTATTTCTGGACACCCTCTAAAATAATCAGATACTACATTGATAGATATCACTCAAAATGATTTACTGGAAAGAATAGTAAATCACTTTTGATTTTACCAATGTTGTATTTCTGGACACCCTCTAACTGATATATTTAAATGTGATATCATATTTAAATACATCAATTTTAACTTTGAATTTAATCATATTCATCATTTTTACTTCTCGTTTTCAATGCCAGTTTAACTTTTGATTTTTCGGGCAACATTTTTCTGAATTGTTTCATTTCCATATTAATACTATCATCAGACGATTTAGTATAATTAATCATGACATCATCATCATCACCACCACCATGTGCAATCTCATCATAGTCATCGTCATCGTCATCGTCATCGTCATCGTCATCGTCATCGTCATCGTCATCGTCATCGTCATCGTCATCGTCATTTCCGTTGCCATTGCCATTGTCATTGTCATTGTCATTGTCATTGCCATTGCCATTGCCATTGCTGTTGCCATTGCTGTTGCCATTGTCATTGTCATTGTCATTGTCATTGTCATTGCCATTGCCATTGCTGTTGCCATTGCTGTTGCCATTGTCATTGTCATTGTCATTGTCATTGTCATTACAATTAATATTACCAATAACATTACTTATGCTTGGCTGGGAAGTCTTATCATTATCACATTTAAATGATATTCTTGTTACCTTCTTAGAAATTTCATCATTTTTATTCAACTGTTTCCATCTTTGTTGATAATTATCTGAATAAATTGTCTTCTCAACTCCCACAGATCTACCCAATATTTTTTTATTTGTATCACCAGACTCATTTGTTGTAGCGTAACTTGAATAAGAACATTGACTCAACGCGTCAATTCTTAACTTTTCATAATCCGAGACACATACAGATGAATCTCTTTTTTCTGTTGTATTTTCCTTGATTTGTCTCAGTTTATTTTCAACTGTTTGTGTAAACTGTTCAGTCAATTCGTCATTCTCCTTTCGTGCCTTATTAATTTCTTTTTGGCGCTCATGTTGATCAATGAATAGTTGTGTGTAATAATATATTTTCCAAAAACTTTCATTATCCAAATCATTTAAGTCAAACAAAGTACAATTTTCTGTGATAGTGTATACTTTTTTGTCCATATTTTGCAATATTTCGGTGAATATATAAATATGATCTTCTTCGTTCAATTGTTTGTTCAATTTGTGCAACAATGCTTCTTTTTCCTTGTCCGAAGGTGTGATCTTATTTTTGATTTTTATGTTAATTTCAGACACAAGATCACTTGATGACATAATTATATGTATGTATGTATGTATGTATGTATAATGGGTTAATGTTTATATGTTTATATGTATATTTTTATTGAATTCACGCATGATGAATTTGATAGGTTGCGCACCATTCTTTACCGTAATCCTCCTGATTTGCTCTATATCTCGCTATAGTATCTTGTGATGCAGCTTCACCTGTCATTGCTAAACCGAGACCTTCATTGATTTTATCCATTTGTAAATCGACATTGTACTTGTTAAAATCAATGATCGTTTTGAGAAACCCTGAGTCTTCTTTCTCGTGGAAATCGAATAATTTGGTCATGTGTACTCCTTCGATTGTCTCTTTTTGTATCCATTTTTCATATAAATGACCCAAGTCTTTCAAACTTTCAACGAAATCATCATCATCCGGATCCCCTATAAAATCGATACATACCAAGTATTTCTCAGAATTAGCTGGACGACTGGTTCTCGGTTTAATAATGGTAATAGTTTTATAATAAAGTGATAATAAATGGATCATTTGGATAGTTATGTTGTAATACATGTCATAAATCTTGAGAATGAATGTGCCACCTTTTTCTTGATTATGTAATGCAGTTAAAATTTCACCAAAAAATAGTTTGCCATTCTCATACTCTTGGGCACCATATTCTTCATCAGACAAATATATTCCACCATCGCCAGTAATTAGGTGACATTTATCTTCACCAACTGAATTCTCAGTGAAATCAACAATATTCTGAATATTTGTCAAATCACCATCCTTCGCGGCACCATATGACCGATTAATTTTATATCCATTTGTGCCCAAATATTTGAAATATGCATCACCATCTGGATATTCCCAGTCTTGAACAGCACTACGGGGATCAGTTTTTTTTAGTGTGATGGCATTGTATACATCTTTTTTCCATTCTGCGTGATGCTGTAGATTTCTGTAATCGATTATACATTGGATAAAACCTCCGGGGCCTTCTGCTAAATTGGCAATCCTGAGTGGTATATCTTTGTATTTATCTATGACTTTAGTATCAACTAAAACTTCCCATAGTTTGAAGTATGCTCTGGTAATAACTGGATATAAACTTTCTGAATCATAAAGTTGCGTGAAATTATTATATTTAATGAAATTCGATTTCAAACCAAGTCGGGAAAGTTGTTTTTCTGTATGGTGCTTATCAATCAACTCATAAGGATTAAGAAGTCTCTTAACATCATCCCAAACACTGTGATCACTTGGTTTCTTCTTAACATTATACTGCGTGATTTGTTCTTTGAGGTTATTCAATGTATTATTTGATCCATACTTGTCATCAGGCTCTGGTGGCTCAGCACTGAATTGTAAATTAATATTGAACCCAAAATTTTTACGGCCAATTAATCCATCTAGTGGTAAATCAACCATATTGATTTCTTTCATATTTGTGGCAATAATGAATCCCACAACAACCACACGATCACGTTCAATCGTGTAATCTAATGCTTGTACTTGAATTAAACTGTTAATAGTTACATCCTTAAATAGTTCAATATCTCCATATGTCTGGAGCTGGCGCGGAACAATAACATCGATCGGGGTTGCATTTGCCATAATACCAAATTTATTTATTTGTCTAACGCGGCAAACGATTTTAGTTTCCCTTTTAGGTATACAGAAAAGAGCACTAAATTCTACATTGAATGTGAGGAATCCATGCAAATGAGATCCACGTCTCACGCCATTCTCTATTTTAATGATTTCAATCGAGGAACTCTTGATAAAACCATTTAAGTAACACTTGTCTCCATAAGTTTTGACAATCTTCATATGAATTTTTTTTTCATAATCCTTCCCCAAATCAATCGGGTCCAAATTAACCTTAACTTTCACTAATTGAGACACGTATGGGTTACTCATTTATATATATAAATGATACAATTTAATTTGTATTTTGGTATAAATTAAATTCAAATTTTAAATATTCAAATTTATTTTTAAATAAATTCTAGATATCCTATAATCAAATAACTGACCAGTAGCATCATATGATGCTACTATTGCATAAGGAATTATCCAAATAGGGCAGAAAAATTATTAGTTGTGAACATTATCTAAATAAATGTGACATCAAATCCACGATTGATCCTCATGCCTGCACCACTCATACATTCTGGGCGATCGATGGGGCGAATATTATTGCCTTGATCACGAACATAACCTAAATATTGCTGGACATTGACTAATATCTTGGGAACGACCCAGTCAAGGACATTCTTGTTAAGTGTACAGATATCCCTCTTGAAATCTTTACCGGTTGAATATGGGTTTGTTGGTGTTTTGATATAAATTGAGCGCATAACAGTCAAGAGTTCAGGATCGCTCTGTCTAGAAATTTTATACATACCACCTGATTGCATATCAACCATCTTAATGGTTAAATTTTGTAAATGATCCAAATTTTTTTTTGAAAAAAAGAAATCCATCAGTGGATTTCTCTCTTGGAATGTTTTAATAATATCCCAATAAATATAATCGTTTGAGACATCCTGTTGGTCAATTAATTTATAGTCTTTGTAGTGTTCTGTGAACAAAAAATTTGAGTGACGTCGATCTTCATATTCCGAAATTGGATTTGTGTATTGATGTACATCTTCTAAAAGAAAATCTGTCGTCGCACGGTTAATTGTTGGTGATATTTGCTTATCAACACGAAAATTGGAGACCCCAAAACCATTTTCGGATTGCATAAAATTTGCGAGTAATGGATTATTTTGATAATTAATCGTTTTTTGTGCCATAGCTCTATATCTATATATAGTACAATTTAAATATTTTACGCAGACGTAATTCTACTTTTTCTTCGGTGTTGTCGAAACTGATTTTTTCTTTCTAGCAGTTTTCTTTTCTTCAATATCCTGTTTCTTAAATTCAGCTAGATAATTCGCGAGATCTTGTTCACTATAGAACCATCTGTGTTCTTTATCGAGATCATCTAATTCTCGGCATCTCAATTCGATAGGTATACATAATTTCTCCCGACTGCTCCTACCGCTGGGTTCATCCATTTGGAGAAGTTCCATGAAATCTTTAATTTTCGGGACACTGAAATTCTTACAAACTTTACCTGTACGATATGTTTTGATCGAATAATCCTCCTTTAATTTTTTACGTTTTCTCTCTTGACCCTTAATATCCATAATCTTAAACTTGAATTCACCTTTATCGAAAACAACAAAACCAATAATATCAGCTGTTGGTCTTTTTAGTCTCTCTGCATTACGATTTTGTGTCAAATCTCTGAGCATGAGTGATGCCAAACCGACATCATCTTTCTCCCCGAGCCATACATGTCTTACTTGACTATATAACCTGTTCGGGCCGCTTATATGATGACCCAGTAACTCTTCACCCATAGTGAGAGGAATAATATATAATTTACCATCATTAGCGAAATATTTAGTTAATCTCCGCATAAATCGCGTTTTCTTCTTATACTCTTCTGAGTATGCGACTGTTTCGAAAATCGATGCTTGTATTTCTGGGGGTATTCTTGCCAATTCGTATTGCAACTCATACTCATCTCCAATACCCATTAGGTGAGTAATTTTTTCTTTAATACCGACCTCTTTCTCAACCGGTTGAGCATGTGACTCTGCAGCAGCTGTTGGCGCAGCAATTCGGGCTTGTTCTCGGATTGGTTCCAAATTGACAGCTTTATTTTTGACTGACAATGGTGTTGTTTTGTAATATAACGGAGCCCTGATATCTTGCAGGTCATTTGGTTGGAAAATATAATATGGGTCTGCAAAAATGAGTTTTCCGTGACGTGAAAACCTGTCAATTAATTGTATAGGACTTTTCTGTGGAATGTGTCCAATAATGCGGTCAATCGCTTCAAAAATAAATTCAATATCAACACTAGGAAACCGTAACAACGTTTCATAAATAATATTCTCCAATTTCATTACAAAATTAAACCTGAATAATTTGATAATATGATGTTGTATACGAACGATTTGAGGCTCCGAAAAATATAAATTGTAGGTATCTAAATTGACTTTTTCAGGATGTTCTGGTACATCCTGTCCATCAAATCCTTCACATTTATAATCACATTCCATATAATCACACTCGCGGCTGCGATCCTTGTCATTTTTTAAATAATTGTGGAATACATTGATATTCTTATTGAATGCGCAATCAACAGCAGCTATTTTCAATATGCGTTCGACTTTCTTGACAAATTTATCTTTTCGTTCAACGCGCCGATAAACCTTTTCATCAGATGTTTCCATAAATAATTCTTTGAATGTGAATGGAATGAAATCTTTGGATTCCGGAACAATTGAATCAAAATATGGTCGTAGTTCTTTGTAAGAGCGATCCTGACTATACTCCTCATTTTCGATGGGTGCTGCTGAACAATATCTGAAAACTGTTACTTTCCTATCAGCTGGATCCAAGAAATAATGGGAACAATGTCGAGCAGCTCTTCCAATTACTTGGTATAGACGGGTATTGTTATGCCATGGATCCATAATATGAACTTCTCTGAGCATTTTATAGTCAATTCCTTCACCGGAGACACGTGTTCCTACAATGATTTTGATTGCTTCACCGTTACTATTATGATCTTTATCATTAATCAGATCAATTTCATCTTGTGAGAAATATTTCTCTTTACCCGTGAACAAAATGTATGTTGCCTGTATAAATTTGTGCCAAGTATCATCATGGTCACCTTTTTTGTGTTCACAGAGAGCACATTGTAATTCATTGGGTTTCACAACATATTTTGAAGATGGATTCCACAATTGTTTCACTCCCAACTTAGATAATTTTTCATTAACGAATCGCTTGTATCCATTTTGTTCGAGCATTAAAGCTATTAACCTCGCACCAATTTGGACGAAATCTGTGTACACATACACAATACCCTTACTATGGATCATATTAAGTAGTAATGTCCTAAATTTGCCAGAATATTTACCAATTTCTTCCAATTTTAAGAAGGGTGGAAATTTATCCTGATAATCGAAAATACTCACTGTTTTTTTCTTTCTAGCCCCAACACCAGTCGCTTTCCCAGCCGTTGTCTCGATTGTCATCGGTGTTTCCTTTATTGCACCTTTAAATCCATTGGCCCCATATTCACCAATATTTGGTGATTTTGTTGGAAAAACAATATTAGATGCTTGCATACTTCTATGAATTTTCATTTCGCGTGCAGGTTTTTTTGCCCCGGATGTTTTCGGGTGTCTCTTTAGAATAGCTAAATAGTTAGCGTATTGATACATACTCATTTGACACTTAACCACCTCAATATGTTCCATATAATCCTTTTTGGGGAATCGCTCCCATTCATCAGTCAATATTGGATGAGGAACACCCACTTCCAAATAGGGGTGATTTTCATCATTTGCTGCATTAACCACCACAGGGAAACTGGCTGGGTTTTCACCCCTAACATAAGACACATATCCCCTAGCTAAATCTCTAAGGAGTGGTTCATTAACGTCATCTTCACCTTTAAACAATAGATTTTCATATGTAAGAATCTTATGCCTCATAAGATCCTCACCCAAAAAGTCACCATATTTTTCGACATCTGTTGGGGATACCGCTGATTTCAATGATGGTCTCTTATCATTTCTCAACAATAAATCCAAGATTAAGACCAAATCTTGTGCGGTATCCTTCATTGGAGTGGCTGTCAATAACACCAATTTAATACCCACAGAATCCTTGAAAATTTCTTCAAAGACGTCAATAATTCGCCTCGTGGAAATTAACAGTGTTTTGCCAGATTTAGTGACACGTTTGCTTTTGCTTTTACGTTTACTTTTTTCGCCAGTATCTTCCCCATCCTCTTCCTCTTCCTCTTCATCTTCCTCTTCATCTTCATCTTCCTCTTCCTCTTCCTCTTCCTCTTCCTCTTCCTCTTCCTCTTCCTCTTCCTCTTCCTCTTCCTCTTCCTCTTTACCAATTAAAGCTTTCTTGACCTTTCTTTTCTTTGTTTTTTTACCTTCAGAATCCCCATCTGTTTTAGTCAAACCATGTGCTTCATCAATAATAAAAACACTATTTGAGAAATACTGTCCAATAGTTCCTGGTACTTTATTCTTGATTTTTGTGTCAACAAAATTAGTAAATTGACGTGGCCCCATAAATTTGTAATATTGTCGAATCATATCTTTGACTTTTTTCTTCCGGTGTTCTAAGATGGGTTCTTGTGACTCAGGTATATAATATGTATCACCTGTACACTGCATAGATCCTGGCACTGATTCTTTTTTCTCTCGATCGAATGAGTATAATTCTTTGAGGAAATTGGCCCTAATCTGGGATTTGGTCAAAACATAAATTTTTTTGTCAAGTTTTTTAACAATATCCTTTAGTCCCTCAGCTATCTGAATTGCACCACAAGTATTATGACAAACAATACCATTTGCTACATAATTGTGATAATCATTAACTTCCAAATCATATACATACCCATCATATATCTCGTCATGCAACTCTACTATATCAACCATAAGGATCTCTTCGTTATGAGAGAAATCACTATTTTCGTTCGAATAATATTTAGTTATTTGTGTCAATAGTATACTTTTCTCCTCTATCGTGAAACCAATCTCATGTAGATATTGATTCATGTATTCACGATTGATGAATATATTCTCGTATTGTCCAAGGCGTTTTCGAACCACATCAATTCCAAATAATTTGAACAAGAATGTCAACTGATCCATACTTTCTTTTGACATTCGAGGCAATTCAAGTCTACCCAGTGCTTGATTCACAAATAATTTAGCATCACAATATGACCGTAAAAAGATCCTGATTTCATCAATAGGTGCAGTCATAATCATTTGAGGAAATATCCTCTTCATAAGAGACATACCCCATTTATAATCATATGTATTGAGTAATTTAATGTAATCCGGACAATCAATTCGGAGAAGTTTTTGAAATTCCCATGTTTCTACATTAAATGCTCCATAGTTCATTTTGAAATCTGTAGACAACTTAGTAAATTGATCCATAAGTTCCTCACATATATGGTCATTAATACCCAATATTAACAAATATTGTAACCCTGGGAACTCATTACCCGACGCCATATGCCACCCTAAAAATTGTGCAAAATTTTCACCAATACTTTTAGTATTATGTTGATTAATGATATGTTTAGGTACCGCTATTTTTTTGACATCATTTAATTGATTCGTCCATCCTTTTTCAGTCAACAAATGATGTTGTTTGGTCAACTTCAATCGACATCCATTCGATAAGGTAACCACGTTAATTGATTCACATATTTTTTGTCGATATAGGCGATTAATTGGACATTCGATTATCTTACCTGTTTCTTGATTAAATGTGTTCACATTTAAAGTTTCAATCGGGTGTGCCCACTCACCATTACATTCATCAGCGATACAATATCCTCCATTATATAGGTCCCAAATGTCCTGGATTTTTTTGAGATGACCATCAATGTATACATTTGTGTCAGGTAACACACACTTACCTGTACCTACACCCCAAAAGAGCAACATTCCATCATAATTAGTAGTGCTGGAGATGAAATTTCTCACGAATTCTTGATAATTTTGGATTGTGAACTGTTTCGGATTACATACTTCCTTCACATATTTTGATATTTGATCTTCTGGTGGCACAGGACCAGCTTTAGTCCTAAAGAACTCTTTTTTCGAATAAATTTTTTTGTAAAACTCTGGATCGTCATATTCTGGATATGGAACAAAACTGGTATTTGTCTGAGACATAATATATGATATATTATATATATATATATAATTTTTGAATTCAAAGACAAAAAGAATTTTACAAAATTGAAAATAATTTTTAAATAATTGTGGATATCTCAATATATATACGTATATATATTGAAATGAGTAGGAAAAATAAGGTATGCTGCCTGAATTGTGGTAAATATGGGCATACAACTAAAATGTGCCATTTTCCAACGAATAGTTATGGTTGCATAGTTTTCAAAAAGTCAGATGAAAATACCATTAGGTATTTGATGATACAAAGAAAATATACACCTGAATATATCGAATTATTACGCGGTAGATACTATGACGCAAACCACGAGTTAAACTACCAGTATTTATTATTGTTAATTAATGACTTGTCGCTTATTGAAAGAAATTATATTACCCAGTATGATTTTGATTATTTATGGAAAAATGTTTGGTTATGGGTTGGTACAGAAGAACAAATGCAGAGAATTCATAATGACTACACTGAATGTGAACGAAAATTTAATTTGTTAAAAAACGGATATAACTTCGAAAGATATGGTTATTTGAGTTTTCAAATGTTATTTAAAACCAATCCTACTAGCATTATTGAACCCGACTGGGAATTACCCAAAGGTAAACGCCATGGGGGTGAAACTGATCAAGAATGTGCTATTCGTGAATTCTGTGAAGAAGCCTCACTAGAACCGACAGATATAAGTTTATATTTACATGTCAAACCATTTCAAGAGAAATTCATGGGCGTGAATATGGTCAAATATTGTAACAGTTATTACGTTGCAAAATTAGTGAATCACAGTAAACCAATTTATTATGATCCACATCATGTTGAACAAAATAAAGAAATCAGAAAAATCGGATGGTTTACTGAAAACGAAATTTATCAATTAATCAATCCCCGATGTTTGTATCGACTCAAAATGATCCACGATGTTAATACACTTGCAGCAACATTATCATAAAGATTCTATTCACACAGTAATTACAGTAACTACACTAATATCCACCGGTGCTCCAGGTGCATCAGGTGCATAATGTTTCAATGATGTAAGATATATAATATCACTGACAATTTTTACCATCTTATCAGTATCTTCTTCAGGGTATACTAAATCAGCTGGTAGCACATCTTTGGGATCAACATATGCTGGTAAAACGGCAAATTCCTTATAAACTGTAGCTATCAATTCACTACAAAACAACCATTTCTCGGTATGTAACAATTTTTCGATTAACGGACGTAATGGTCTCATTCGAGGATATAGTGTACTCAATAAACTCCAACAATTAGCATCCCAAGTTATACCATATACACTATCGTAAAACTGTGTGAACCGCTCTTTAACATTATCTGACATATATGGATTATTGATTAAAGGGCACCATGCAATAGCTGTATCATTTGGTGAATCATATGCTGGTAATAATTCATCTAAATCTCTGATCTGGACACCCAGAAATGCATTTCCATTAATATCAGTAACACCACAACCCAATTTTCCACTGATGACTGATTCAAGTACATACACCTTCCCTGGTTGTAATAGGGGATTATCCAAGATATCAGATGTAACTATCATACCAGCATGTGTGAAATTACCCCCTTTTGCATTCTTATGACCTCTTTTTTCTAATAAGCTAATAAAGCCTGATACAAAATCATCACCTTTAAAAACTAGTAAATCAAATGGTTTCAGTTGAGCCCGAATATCTGACAATAACTTTCCTTGTTTAATGATTGGTTTTTGAGTGTTACCCATTCGTGTGTATATATTAATTGTCATGATTTTCTTTATAATATTTTAGGTTATTTGCGTGTCGCTGATTAATTGATGATAATGATTCTTGATATCTCAAATCAGCCAAGATGTTCTTAACTATCGGATTAAGGAATCCGCCCATTGAGTAATAGTTAGTCAATACCGAATAATCAACAAACAAATATCTATTTGTTTCAGAATAATCATAATCGATACTATTAATTACTGTCTGTGCTTCTTCATACAATCGGTTATTTAAATATTTCTGAATAATATTCGGAACATTCGTCATATCACATATTTTATCATAATTAGAAATAATACCACAATAGTCCCCATATGAATAATCACATAGAGTTGGATATTTTCTGACCACACAGGCCATAATAGCTTCATCTAATTGACACCAATTATTATCCAACATTTCCTTGAATTCTTGATTGAACAAATCAATTAATTTGAGAATGTTTTCACCTTTACCTGTGACCAAACCACCAGCCACATTATGTCGGGTGTTATGGAAATACTCTATTGGATCACCATCAGACGCAATAAATGGATTAATCATTAACATTTTAACTTTATCTTTAACATTCCATTGTTCGATAACGGACAGGTTTCGTGTGAAACGAACCAATCCAAAATCAATGCAGATAAATGTATCAGTATTAAAGGGATTTTCCTTAATACTTTCTGCCCACATATGTGGTCTTGAATACATCAACATATGATATTTTATAGTGTCTTTTTCGCGACTCCGATTATACACTGGATAACTGTTGTATAATTCGGTAATTTTATCAATATATGTGTTAGGTGGAAACTCCTCAATATTCCTCTTATATATCTTGACATTACTTTTATTGTGGAAAATTTTCTCCAATATGTCATAATAGACGTTATCTGTCCAAATAATAACAGGAAACGATAATGCCATCCATTGTTGCACTTTTTGAAACAACGAATCTATATGTTTTGGATTGCCAACATCGTATAATATTGTAATCACTGTACTCTCTTTATTTTGTAAGATAGGAGTGATATTAACCTGTCCATATAAATTGATGTAATGTTTACTCATTTGCTTATAATAACTCAATTGTCGTAATTGTTCATCATCTAGTTTACACTTATTTTTGGTGTATGAATTCCATAAAAATTTGCACGCCTTATAACAACCAGGATAAAATTTTGCTGAGAAACTATTTTTGATAAATTTGGTCAACGGATTTTGCGGGTTAGAATATACATAACGATAATCAGTAATCATGTCTAAGTAGTCACCATAATATTGGTCAAATAATTCAGGATATTTAAAATACACAGGACTATACAGTTGTTCATCTGCATGTCCGTAACCTTGCCCCAAATATTCCAAAAATTGTTTCTCAATCTCATGACACACACGATACATATATTCATTATTACCAGTGAAAAATCCAGAACACATACTGCATCGTCCGTAACGAAAGTATTCATGTGTGTTATTGATCAGAGATTTAGGTAGATAATCAATATAACATGTTGAGAACTTATCACGATGAACGGCTAGTGCTTCATCCAAATAAATTAAATTTTTAAATCCCATTCGTTCAATACATATGTTGATCCATGCAAAATGTGTACTATTGAACGGGTTCCCAGTAATCACATGTTTAAGCATCAAATATCGTGCCATACAAAACAAATAATAACTAGCATTGTTTCTTGGATCGAATTGGTATGGTTTATCTCTTCTGTTTTGAGTGATACGATCTCGATATACACTAAATGGTGTATTTTCGTACCCTGGATGACCAACAAATTTCAATTCATTAAAATCAAAAACAAAAAATTTAGTTTTTTCCAATAAATGCGCAGGTCTCAACGATTTTATTTGTTCAAGACTTCCTTGATCGCAATAAACAACCAAATTATAAGGAACCGACATACATGCATTGGCATGTGTCATATAAAAATCCTTTGTCCTGACACTCTTGTTCATATCATAATATTCAGTTAAATTAAAATAAGCTGTGACCATTGTCCAATCATTGTTATCACATTTTCGCATTAATTGTGACACATGAATATTATTCAATGTAATAATACCTGTTCCTGACCAATGTCCATATAATGTCAGATCATATTTGTAATCCTCTGGAACTTGTGACCAAAAATGATCACGCATGTCTTTAAAATACCATATATCATCACATATAAGTAAACCTTGATAATTATGATCATATAAGAATTGGTAAAATTCATATTCTAAAACTCCACTGTGTGGATCAACATCCATGAAAATTATTGCTGATCTCAGGATCAAATCTGACCAAGTTTCACGATCATTACAATCAAACAAATTCGCGGTAGTAAATTTGATATTATTGCATTCCTTGATATGTTTATTAGATACACTATTTACCTTGTCAAAGGTGTGAACAATATTTTTTTCATTATATGCCAATGCGTATGCTGCGTTACCCGCGTTGGTGTTGAAATCAATAATTATAGTATTTTCAAATAATGTGGAAAAATATGCTAATAATCTATAATGTTCTTTGCCAACATTCTCCAATAATTCAGCAGTATATGCTTTTAGTGCATACTCATCATAAAGCGGCAAATTGATCTCCATTGTTGACTAATATATTATCTAATATATAGATGAAATCTTATGTAGATAAATATAATTTGACGATTATATTACTTTTAGTGGCGTGTTAGTTGATAATATACAATTACACCGATTATTAACATAATTGATGTTGTCAGTATTACAGTGTCATAATCTGTAAAGTGTTCAACAACATAGTTAATATTTACATCAATTCTTTTGTTGAGCATTATGATCCAATTTACCATTTGCTGTCGAGATGACATATATCGATCGATCGGTATCTGATTAAATTGTTGGACATATTTTCTACGATAACACCCTTTAGGTAACACGTTTTGTAATGTCAGGAAAAAATTTTTATAAAATAACACTTCTTGAAATGTTGGATTTGGAGGATAGTGGGAACAAATTTGGTGCAAATATTGCCATATTATTTTATTCATTGATGATTTACTCAATTGTTTGAGTGGAGTATGTTGGGGATGCAAATTTATGACCCAATGTAGGAGAGTCATACGATTATCTAATACATAATCGGCCGGATGTGTTGCTAAATACGTCACATAATGTTTTCGATATTGAAAACATGGTATTACATACTGTAATACAACAAAAAATTCTTTGTAATTCTGTACTTCTTGATAATCTGGTTGATTAGGATAATCCAGTGAAATTGTATAGATAAATTGCCAATGTGGTAATATCTCCATTATATATATATACACCTAATTATTTTTGTCGAACTAAAATTCATAACGCAAACCAGATACTAATTTTCGCACAGCTATGAATGTTATTGAAAAAATCAATGCATATATAATCTTGGATACCATCAATGAGAAGATTCCATCAATGTTATTTATTAGTGGTACAACGGAAGCTAATATACCCTTAACCATATCAAATGTAAAAATAATATAAATAAGCATAAGTAACACTAATTCAATCGCAAACTTCTTGGTTTTGATCCAAAAAGTGGGTTTATTCACTGTCACATCATCCTCTATTTTCGCCGAATATTCGTTCATTTATATGTATAGACATACAAATTATCCACTTAATATTCAGATTTTGTTCAAAATTATTTATGCAACAAATATTTTCCAAGGTTATTTATGTAACAAATAATTTCCAAGGTTATTTATGTAACAAATAATTTCCAAGGTTATTTATGTAACAAATAATTTCCAAGGTTATTTATGTAACAAATAATTTCCAAGGTTATTTATGTAACAAATAATTTCCAAGGTTATTTATGTAACAAATAATTTCCAAGGTTATTTATGTAACAAATAATTTCCAAGGTTATTTATGTAACAAATAATTTCCAAGGTTATTTATGTAACAAATAATTTCCAAGGTTATTTATGTAACAAATATTGATATTATGTTAAACACCAATAATAGTTGAATTCCGAAAAATTGATCAGTATTTTGATAATATAATTCTAAAAATATTATCAAACAACAAATGAGTATTTTCCAGCCGATTGCACATAATTACCACCTCAATTCGATACCAATCATTCTAGTTGATATTTCTGGTTCAACGGGTGATTCTTTTATTACAAATAAAACCGTTAGAGAATATGAATTCACAATTGCAGAACAATTGTGTAAAAAATATGCTTATACACAAGCACACATTATTGTTTGGTCAACACACGCACAATTGTATAAAAATGTGCAGCTCGAAAAATTTGGTGAAGTTAAAGGAAAAACTGCTTCCAACGGTGGTACAGAACTGACATCTGGATTGGATTGTATTGATGATAGTTTTCTCTATCCAGATAGAATGACAGAGATTCTTATCATTACTGATGGTGAAGTACAAGATGATAAAAAATCAATCATTGAAAAGTTTACGAAACTTATGCAACACCCGATTCAGATAAAAATTATTGCTGTCGAACCTAATGATGTTGATTATTATGATGTTAACGCACGTGTAGGTAATCAGTTATACAAAATTATCCGTGATGGAAAACTGACCCGGTTGGTGGAGCGTTTTTCAGTTTATAATCGGCGTGAAATTGAGTTCATCAATATGTCCAATCCAAAAGTTAAAGCTGGATATTTGCCTTATGATACTCAGATGTTCGCAGTCACAGATTTTAATCTATTCGTTAGTTACATTAAAAAAGAAATCACTGAACTATTAACCAATGACTGTCAATCAAGAATACTCAAATTAATCCAAAATTTATCATTAACTATATATCATCACACGAAAAATAAGTCATATTATAATCAATTGCTTATTGTCGACTTATTTTCTAATTTACTCAGAGGAACCAGATATTTTAGTGATATGCGATCACTTCTGCTCAATGAGGTAAATAACCATATTACTGGACAAATTTCGACATTCACTGAGATGAAAAAAGCACGTTATCTTAAAATTGAGAATACATTCATGGATCTTATGAATGATACACAAAAAGCTGTTTCACCACAACCAAAGGACATTGCTTACTCATTTATGTTGTTGGACAAAAATGGTAATCATTATATCATTAAATCATATGATAGAACATATACATCCATTAAGATTGGCCCAACGACTTATAAAAATTGTGCTATTTCTATAGATCATTACCAGGTGCCATTATTATTTGATTTTGACGGTGCTAACACATCTGCGTCACAATGGATCAAATTGATCTATAGTTATCGTCTCAATCTCTCTATTTCCAATGAATATCTATACTATTATGTCTTGTGTGATGCATATTTATCAAAAAATTCAGAAGTTTCATGTTTATATGATAAATATGTTGACCTGTTACTTAACGAATACAAATATGGCACAGATGTAACTATCTGTCAAGACATTGAAAAAACAAATATGATTAATATTCCTTACAATATACTTCAAGATGCCAGTAACTATTGTGGTGTTCAAATTAGACCATCGACATTGTATTATTTGGTATGTCTACATTATTTACTGAAATATGTCAAAGATCAAACACCCGTTATCTCGAATCTTCGATCTTTTTGTCAAAAAGATCTTCTCATTGATTTAAAAGACGACATTAAATACACCAATAATTGGAATCTGATTGAAAAGGATATACACCAACTTAATTGGAATCTGATTGAAAAGGATATACACCAACTTAATTGGTCTCCGATACAAGTCATAATCATCAATCATGATGAAATGACATTTATGAAAAGACATCAATATCTTGATGATCTTGACTGCCCTGGACGTAATGGTATCAATCATGATGGCGTGATTGTTTGTGAGCTATGTGGAGTTACAGTTGATTATACAACTGTAGAGAAAAATTTGTTATTTGAACAAATTAATGACATTACGTCACAATATGTATTTGATATTCAGCGTCACATACACCTTGGCTTATTAAATGGCTACCCAGACGATAATCAACTGGTCGTACCAGACAGATTCGATACGCCATCTACATCATATTCTGTTGATAACACCATCATTGTTGATCCCGTTAGCAATTCACGACTCAAAATAACTAATCGTAAAGACTTTATAAAAGTAGTTGATCAAAAATATCCATTTTTAAGGGATATCAACATGTCTAACGTCGCCTTATGTGGTGGATTTGTTCGTTCAATATTACTGAAACAATCAATGAAGGATTTTGATTTCTTCTTTTATGGTCTGAAATCTGAACAGGAATATATTGAACGTGTCAAATCATTAACCATGGATATTATTAAAGCATTGGGTAAACTTGATCCAACATATAAATTCGCAGTCTTCTACAAACCAATGTTCAATGTTATTGAAATGATTTGTTATGAGGATCCCAAAATTCATATTAAAGAAGATTTTACATTGGATTATTTTGACCAGTATAAATTCAAGACGATGAAAAAGTACCGCCGTACAGAAATGGCTGAATCAGGATGCCATCACAAGAAAAAGAAAGAGCAAATCGATATGAAATATTATTTTGAAGACAATGATGAACATGGAGTTAAGATGAAATATCGTCTGCAATTGGTTATGTGCCAATATAATACTATTATGGATATTTTCCGTTCATTTGATATGTTCCCATCAATGGTTGCATACGATGGTCAACAAGTATATTTCACGACAAAATCTCTGATAGCATTTCAATTTATGATTAATGAAATCAATCTTCGTGGTGGAACCGATTTAGTTAAACATCGTGTTAGCAAATATTTCAAATATGGTTTTAGTATAATTTTCCCATCATCAACACGTAATTGGCATAATACTGATTACGAAAATGATTACAGCCAAGAGGATCTCAAATATAAGGGAACTAATGAAAATATTGGTCCGCTTAAATTCAAAATTAGACAAATCCATGAGAATACCATTTATATTAATCATGATTCTAACATCGAACAATTATTAGAACGAAATCAAAAATTAGAAAAGAAAGCAAAAAAGAAGTATAATGCCCTATACACCTCAAGTATGTTCTGTTCATTTGTGGCTGTTTTGAGATACATTAAAATCAACAATATCAATTATGCCTTCCCTACTGGAGATGCGATTCATAACTTATTTGAAGGAAATTCTATCAAACTCAAACAATCAACACCATTGACGTTCTTATCTGAGCAAAAAACAATTTATAAAACAACCGATTGGTATGATAAATTCATAAGGTCGATCATTTTGAATAACTATCATGAGTAAACCACTGATAACCGTTTATGACCTATTTACTACATTTGTTTGTTTTCATATCATAACAACTCTGATAATCACTCGCACCCAAACCTATACAGTTATCTGATGCATATTCACCACAATCTCTAGCACTTGGACGTAAATGTGCACGCCGTTGCCAATATGGCCGCCACTCAAATGGCCTCCAGTCATACGGTTTCCAATCGAAAGTATCATGATATAAATAATAATTACCTGTCGGTGACCTCTTCTCCCGACCACTTGTATCGATAACATGGTGTGGATGAGTACGAGCAGGTGATGCATGACGTGTCACCTGTTGTTGAATTTCCGGTTCAATTAATCCTTCATTTGACAAATATCCCAGAGGATACAGGCGACGGCTATTTTCTGGACCTAATTGCCTGTAAGCAAGATATTCTCCACCACTTTGACTGAAGTTATATGATTTCACCCATAAACACATTGAGATAATAATTATTAGAAAGATAGCCCACATCAAATCAACATTCATTTTATATTATTTGACAAGACAAAATAATTCATGTGACCATTTTTGAAAATATGTCACCATTTACAATATGTCACCATTTACAATATGTCACCATTTACAATATGTCACCATTTACAATATGTCACCATTTACAATATGTCACCATTTACAATATGTCACCATTTACAATATGTCACCATTTACAATATGTTAAACTAAAGAAATGATAAGTGTCTCGTTCGTTTAGAATGAGAAAAATATCTATATGTATATATATATATGGAACCCGCAAACTTTGAACATTTGCCCACCACGCGAAAGGATATTGAATGGTATCTAATAACGTGGTTAAAACCACTTAAACCAGGTGAAAATCCACAACAATATACAATTGATGGTAGATTATATTGCCAAATTATGGGTTTTAGAAGAGGGTTCTGTGTTCACGCTGTTTTTCGCGAAATAAATGGAGAATCATATGCATTTAGTGTCACTGAAGATACTAATACAAGTACAGATTACGACCATTTTGAACCAAATATGGGTACTTATAAATCTTTTGCTGAATTGCTGAGTGGTGTGACTGAATTATATTATCAATATTGGAACAGATGCACTTGATCAAGCAACTTTAGGTGTAAATTATACTATATTTAATGTAAAACCACATTTTTCATATAAATACAAAATGAAAATGTTGGGTAAATAACCGATTGTTCTCTAAAATGGTTTATGCATGCTAATTGCATACTTAAAGTGATCTGTGATTGGTTTTCCGAGTTTTCTGAGAAGTTTGATAATATCGGTCGCAAACATAGTTTGACACTTATTCTTGTAACAAACTCTGTGCTGACACGGATAGGATTCGAGACAAATACTGTCAATTGAGACGGCATGATCACTATATAAAGGAGCGAGATTGGTTGACATATATGGATTATAATCCATATATGATTTTAAATAGTTTGTGATCTTTAAACTATAACATATTGATAAAGTGATATGACTAATTGTCATACGTTTTGACAAATATTATTTATCAAAATAACACATTCATTATATAATATATTATATAATGAATTACATGCGTAATCGTATCAGAGGTTGCCTATTAGGCCAAGCAATAGGGGATTCACTTGGGGCACGTTATGAGTTCGAATCGAATGATGTTGTGATCAAACATATGCAGCGAGATATAGTACAAAATTTTTTGCCAATTTTGGGAGGAGGTCCATTCGATGTATATCCTGGTCAAGTCACAGATGACACCGAGTTGGCTATGGCCAACCTACACACATTGATTGAGAAACGACGAATTGATTTTGATTCAATTGCTCATGGGTATGTCTTGTGGCATTTTAGTCACCCGTTTGATGAAGGCCACACAACACAGAATGCTTTTAAAAATACATCCCCAACATTGTCTCCACAAATGAATAGGGACTTAATGCACTCCAATGCGAACAAGTTCAATAGTATTAGTTGCAGTAATGGGTCCTTAATGCGTATTAGTCCAATTGCCATAGTATGTGGTCAATATGATGTTGAAGATATATCAAGGATTGTTCGTGAGGATAGTTCATTGACTCACGGTCATGAACTTGTTTGGTTTGCTTCAACTGCTTACGCAATTGCGGTCAGTTCGCTGATCAAATATGGGGATAAACTGATTGCTTATCAATCAGCTTGCAATTTTGCTAACAGCGTCGATCCCTTATTGTATCGAATCCTAAAAATGGCTAAATCTTGCCCTGATCCTGTTGAATGTACTGATGGGGCATTTGCGAAAACTGATTCACATCGTGCAGGTTACTTTGGAATTGCCTTACAGAATGCATTTTATGAGTTACTTAATGGTGTTAATTTCGAGCATAGTTTAATTGATGTTGTCAAGCGGGGTGGGGATACTGATACAAATGGTGCAATTACTGCAGCATTATTAGGTGCTTATTATGGTTCCCCTAAAATGCCGTCAAGATGGATTAAAACTGTTCTTTCAGCAAATCCTACATATAGAACCAAACAGTATCCTTGGGCTGATACACACGTGACTTAATAAACCAAGCAGATCAGTTATGTGACATATATTACCCTAAATTAAATTATCATATGCATATGAAAAATTGAATCTATTGACTGATATATATATATATATATATATATATATATTCCAAATATTTTGGAATAAAATAATGGCGGAAATGGTTAAAGGATTGGTGTTCAAGATAAATCAAAAACACAGATGAAATCTGACATATACTTCGATCCAACATATAATATTAATGGAACATATCACATTGGTTATTTCTATGTTCAGAGGGACAGATATAAATGGTATCAAAGAGAAATGCCGAGTCATTTTGATGAAATACCATATTATCCCCATTTATGGAGGAACAATCAGATGTTATTTCAGCAAATTGTTGGGCGATTGTATCATGCAGCGGATTATGATATATTCGAAGAGACACACCGTGATGTACAGAAATTATCATTTCAAATTATCGGTATGTATAAAGGCAAAATATTTACTTATACGATTATAAAGGTGATGGGATGATTCATATTGGTGGTCATAGAGATGAGATTAATATTGAATTTTCAACACGGGATCTTATTAAGATCATACAATCTACAAAAACATTATCATATGAAACTAATTCTGGTTTTGTTAGTTATCATTTCCCATGAGACAAAGAAAGATGATCCTTTCCGTTTGATCAAAATATCACGTGGGACCCATATATTGACTTACGGTCACAATGGGTATAACACTAATACGGGGGTCCTTGGTGGTATTATTGTAAATAATACCATTTTTCTCATCAGTATCGAAAATTATGTTGATTAATAGTTCATTTTCATATGGCATTTCACATGGTACATACTTGTCATTATTTTCGTCAAAAATAATAGAGTAATTGGACCAGCGATTACAATTTCCTAAACGTATCGAGCAAACATCAATGTCATTATCACCTTTGTACTCATCAATGATACATTGAATATCTTCCAAAATACCATCACTCTCATCTATTTCTTTTCTATTCAATTATTCAATAATTTCTGAATATTTTCCAATCTCAATCAGTCACCATCTCTTTTGTTAAACGAACTAATTTTATTATCGGACGTCTCATGTATGTTGAGACATACAAAATCCTAACATTATTTAGACAAATCAATTTTAATTATGCACAACATCAGTCAGGTTGAATGATGAGATCTGATTTTATCATTTAACTTATGTCTCAAAATAAGTTGAATGATTACCAAAAATAATTTTACCAATTGTCTGGTTTGTTATGAGGTGATACACCTAACCGAATAAATCCCAAACTACCGACATCGTACTCTAAGAACAGAGGGAAATCATTTTTAAGATATACCGTCACCATTGGTGACAGACATGAACACTTTGTAAATTCGACTAATTTTTCTAATTTTACATAAATTTCAATAATTGCTGAATCATCCCCACTCATTTTATTTTTCTGGATTTTAATACTTGAATCTTCTTTGGTGGTTTTAGATCGTGTTGTTTCTAATATACCAATTTCACCCCTAGTGTAAAACTGTAGGGTATCTTTATGGAACAATAGCTTAATCACATCACCACCCATATTTTTCAGGTTGGTCGAAATCGATTGTAGATCAGATGATGGTAGTTGTACATGATATGGATAATTTAATTCAGGTACATCCAATTGTCGGTCATTAACATCCATTGTATCAATATAGATTTTAGTTGATTGTCCCTTGGTTGAATTCTCAATTAGAAGACCAAATGAGATACTTGTGTCAGCCTCACCCTCACCCTCACCCGTATGAGTTTTAGGGTCTTCGACAAACAATGTAAGAATATCCTTTGTACCTACACCCTTCAAAATTTTGGTTAAATTAACCGTATCAACACCAATCTTAATTGGTTCACGGCAATAAAATGAGTCAAAATTACTTGCGTTAAGTAAAACATGAGCAATGATAATGTGTGTTGGATCCATTTCCAAAATTTCAATACCATCTTGATTGATACTTATGTTTGCCTCAACAACATTGTTTTCTTTGAGAATACCAAACAATGCTTTAAAATTACCTGGTTGTAGAGTGACTATTTTAACTAAATATTTATCATCGCCTGATTCCATGTTGATTTATATTTGTATATCGAACGTTAACTTTTTAAATATTAAATCAATTTTTGAATCAAACATAATTTTCACGAATTAATTCAAAACGAAAATTCAATTTGTTTTGGATTAAAATCAACTTTAATTAAAATAATTTTGGGTGGTCAATTTAAGATTTTAGATGATCAATTTAAGATTTTAGATGATCAATTTAAGATTTTAGATGATCAATTTAAGATTTTAGATGATCAATTTAAGATTTTAGATGATCAATTTAAGATTTTAGATGATCAATTTAAGATTTTAGATGATCAATTTAAGATTTTAGATGATCAATTTAAGATTTTAGATGATCAATTTAAAATCTGTTCTTCTTCTCCAGCAGGTGTCTCGATTCTTTGCCTTTCTTAGGAGCTTTTGTAGGTGAAGCACCTTTACGTTCTTTCCATTGACGTGAGATAGTGTCACGTCTCATTTTTGCATCTATCACATTCTCTCGGTCGAGTTCCTTGAGTCTCGATGAACGGAATTGTTGATAAGCAGTTGGAGCTCTCTTGGGAACAGCTCCGCTCACACTTGCGACAGTCACTGCCTTCTTTGTCCTTGTCACACTGCGGGCCTTGGCCAGAGCACCCGCACGTCTTGACGCCGCGACTTCCTTTGCCTTAAGAGCATTCTGGGCAGTATCTTGTTTGCGTTTAGGAATAGCAATATTTTCCCAATATACTTTCACGGAGCGATTACCCTTCTTAACTTCCTTGAATAAATCTCCTCCTTCGTCTCTTTTGATCTTTTCTGCATCCTTAGGACCCTTGGCCTTGATGTGATCGCGCCAGCCGAAATACTCATAAGTATATTTGTCGGCACCTTTCTTCCCCTTGTGTACACCCTTAGTAACTTCAATCAATTTAATGTCAAGTGCCTGACCAATGCCGACTGACGGGTTTTCGCCAGTCTTGTTGAGCACACCAACAACCTTACGGGCAGCCGCAATAGGTGATCCATGGAAGTAACGTTTAGGTCCAATGGGTTTACCATCCACTTCGACTTTGTAACTACGTAGAGAATTCATGATGGCTTTATCACTCGGAATATTATTCCCATATTTGGCTGCGAGTAGTTGCTTGCGCTCCTGAACTTTCTCCTTGAGAATTTCGAAATTCTTGAAGCCACCTTCTTGTTCAAGGTCAAAATCTTCAAAATCTTCAAAATCGTCAAATTCGCTGTCATCCACATCAAAATCGCCCCCACCGTATTGTGCTGACTCTACATCAAGAGGTTCAAACACGTGATTTGTCGGCTCTTCATCATGAACCTCAGTTTCCTGGGCACGCTGAATAGCACGCTGGATAGGCTGAATACGTTGACCACGTTGACCACGTTGTACGGGTTGCTGGGCAACAGCAGCATCAATGGCTAGTTGTTCAGCTTCCTGTGCACGCTGAATGGCTCGCTCAATGGCGATATTGGTTGCATTATCAACTGGGCTATTATCGACGAGAACATCAGCGGGAACATCAGCGGGAACATCAGTGGGAACATCAGCGGGAACATCAGCGGGAACATCAGCGGGAACATCAGCGGGAACATCAGAGGGAACATCACCCTCGCCTCCTCCCCACATCAGTCTGCGATGTGCACGTTCACGCGCACGGCGTGCACTTTCTCTCGCTTTTTCGAGTAAGTTCTTAGATTGTGGCATGGTTGTTTATATAACTATACATACATAAAATTTTTTTAAAAATTCCGATTTTATTTATTATTCCTGCAAATCTATATTTGTTTATTAAATTTACATTATGTACCTAAAATTCTATACTTATCCGCACACAATGTAAATTATGTACCCAAAATCCATATTTGTTTGCATGCAATGTAAATTATGTGTTCAAAAATTCTATAATTTTATATTTTTACCATCTTTCGAAGGGTGTGTCATCAATGATCACACATGATGCAGATAAGTTCTATAATTTTATATTTTTAGCATCTTTCGAAGGATGTGTCATCTATGATCGTACATGATGTAGATTAATTCTATATTTTTATAATTTTTCCACATCTTTTGAAGGATGTATCAATTCTAAACACATCCAATATTCTATATATATACCATAATTATGTGGAATTTAACCGACATAGATTTCATTCACATATATTGTCGCTGGGCAATGTGTACTCAATATAAACGGTGGGATATCAAATCATAATAAACAATGATACCTTTATCATCTCAATAAAAATTGAAATCTATATAAAAGGGTCACAAATTTTTATAATAAATAAATGGAAAATCTAAGTAATTTCATCAGCGCATTGTGTCTATCCCAACACAAATTTGTCCCTAAATGTGATTTTTTTTCTAAAACCGTTACGTCGGATACACCAACACAAGCAACAATAAAAAATATTAAAGATCCATCTGCCGAATTTATTTTAAACTGGAAAAAACAATACCATTTACCCGACGAATGTGTTGAGAAGTTAGAAGTAGTTGAAAACTCAAGAATTCACAGTTTATACACAAGTATTTTATATTTATTGTCTTCAAAATATATAACCCTCTATACATTTGACCAAAAAAATGAGTTCATTGAGGAATTCATACGATTATTAATTTCCAAAATGGAAACAGATGTTACCGTTAAAACACGGGTAAGGGAAACAACAATTAAACCTGATACATTAATTGATGAAATTAAAAATGAACAATATCAGTCATCAAATGTGATCTTCTACGTATCAGTTATCTTAGATATAAATATTATTTGTTTGTCCCAACAAAATGAAAAATCACAGGTTGAGATCTATTCTAGTGACGATTTATTTGACACATGTAAACCATGTATTATCTTATTCCGGACAGCCCAAGATGTGTATTACCCGATCAAATACAACGGTGCATCAATTCTAATCTATTATGAACATGATATCATACAAATTTTATCAAAGTATGATAAAACTATTACAATCAATTTCTCATCGTATATTAAACGAAAATATAAATAAAATTGATTTCTTTCCGTAATTTATTTATTGGTTATAAATATATAATCATATAACCATAAAATGCTACACTTACTTAATATGGCATTTAGGGATTCTATTCTATCTCATGCTAGTAAGATAACTCAAAATAAAGAGTTATCTGAAAAGAGTGAGTTAGAGTTCAGATTAGTATCATTTGAAAGTGGGCGATTCGTACAAACATTGCCACAATTCAAAAATATTATTGAACAATTACAGAAACTCTACCCGGATTTCGCTGAAACGTATACCCTTGATATCGGTCTTGACACTGATCGATTGACCATTAGTGATCGGGAGAATATTAAACTTTTCTGTCAAACGGAAAATTTGTCTGATATTCCACCCGACAAGCTAATTTTTATTCATAAAAATAAAACATCAGAGGATATCAAAGAGTATAATTTACGTATAGGTTTATCAGATGAAATACCATTAGATAATCTTGGCGCATTTAAGAAAACACTCAAGTCACAAACGAACAAAAGTTATCGATATAAACATCGGTATAGTTTTTATGGACACCCTAAGATCAGATTTGACCTGACTGTCGTGAAATCAGGTGATGGTCCCAGTTTCAAAGAATGCACGACAATTGTACGTGATAAAAGTTCTCAACGAGAACAACGGGTACATTTGTTCAAATCTGATGAAACATATGAAGTTGAACTAGAATTCACAAATTTGCCAAAAAATGTCAATGCCGATGAATTAATCGACCCAGAGACAGCCAATTTGATGTATAAATTCTTGCGTTGGAGTCAACGGGGTTTTGCCGTTATGAAATTGAATCCTAAAGGAGAACCAATAGAGGATGTACTTATTCGTCGTGATTACAAAAATTTAGTATTTCCTGGACGGAAACCAGCTCCTCAAAAAGAAAAATTTTTCTTTATCGGAATGAATGTGTATCCTTTAACAATACCTGATATTGAATCCATTAAAGATTCTTATTCCATCACAGATAAGGCTGATGGCGAAAGAGCTCTACTCTTCATCGCAAAAAGTAAAGAGTATGAAGGTATTTTATATTTAATTAATAATCAGATGGAAATCAAACACACAGGAATAAAAACAGATGTTCCTGAACTATATGGAAGTGTATTTGATGGAGAATTGGTATTGACTGGCCCCGATACATACAAATATCTGATATTTGACTGTCTATTTTTGAGTGGTGAGGACCGTAGATCACTACCATTGGCCTTAATTGAGGGGAGTCGCCTCAATAAGAAGGCTTGCCGATATGGTTTAATTATGGAATGGATTCCACAACTAAATCCTACATATCTCGCGGCTGATGTCAATCTCACGATTAGTTTCAAAAAATATGAGTTCCACCAACAAGATAAAGAAGCGTCCATCTTCAATTTAGCTGAAAAAGTACTTAACTCAACACATGAATACAAACGTGATGGTTTGATTTTTACCCCATATAAAGACAGTTACCCCATTGCTGTTTTCGGGGAAATTCCAAAGTGGACTAAATTGTTCAAATGGAAACCATTAGATCAATTATCTATCGATTTCTTGATCGAATTCACAAAACCATTCCCGATGATTGATAGAGCAACAGATATTACATACATTGAAGCTGCTCTAAAAATAAATCAGGCACGTGGCGAGATAGCGGATTTTGTTCCGGAAGATCAGCCACAAGAATATGACCAACATTTTAACATTATTCGTCTGCAAGTCACTGACGACTCCGGATTGCCCAGAGCACGCGATAAGAATTTCATTTATAATCATTCCGTGGTTGAGTTCATTTATGATGAAAAACAACCAAATGGATTCAAATGGGTTCCACTGAGAGTCAGAACTGACAAAATGGCGTCAAATGCACAACATGTCGTAGATAGTACATGGAATTTGATTTTACACCCCATAACACGCAAAATGATTACAGGATCCGAGGAGATCAAGACAGTCACAAAAATAGACCAATATTATGCAGATGTGGGTGAAGAATCAAAATTGGTCGCACCAATGAGAGAATATCACAATTCACTCAAATTCTTCTTATTTAAACAAGTAACTGAACAGATCAGGAAAAACTATATTCAGAAACGGCCTGGATCTGATACGGGACAATATATTCCAATCGATGCTCTTGACATTGCCTGTGGTCAGGGTGGAGATTTACCGAAATGGGGTTTCACACGACTAAATTTCGTATTGGGTATTGATTTTGATTATCAAAATTTATATAATCCTGAGAGGGGGGCACAATCACGTATGAATAGCCAACGTGCACGCACACCCAAAAATAAACAGGTATATCCGATAGATTTATATTTAGTATGGGGTGATTCCAGAAAATTCCTCAACAATGGATCTGCCGGATTAAATGAAAGTAATAAAAGCTTATTAAAAGGAATTATGAGTAGACGCGGACCTGCGTCATTTGATATTGTCAGTTGCCAATTCGCCTTGCATTATTTTGCAGAATCAGTTGATATTATGTCTCAAGTATTATATAATGTTTCATATAATCTTAAAGTGGGTGGATACTTTATAGGTACAACTCTTGATGGTTCAGTGGTTCATAAAAAACTGAAGGATGTAGTATCCATTGGTGGCGAAGTTGAGGTTGGATCAGCTAAGAAAAAAATACCTATTTGGAAAATAGACAAAAAATTTAAAGGCACCGCTTTCTCAACTATCGGTCAGCAAATTAGTGTACTCAATGTTAGCATTGGGCAGCCATTTGATGAATATCTTGTTAATTTCAAATATATGATTACCCTTGCTGAATCATTTGGACTGGTACTCATCGATGACGCTGAAATTCGAGATCTCACAGGATTACAATCATTCAAAGATATACGTCCAACTATTTTGAACGCGGCAGGGGATGATCGCCGTTCAATTATAGAAAAGATGTCAGAACAGGAAAAAGAATACAGTGACATGAACAGTTATTTTATCTTCAAAAAAATCAGAAATCCCACAAAGAACCCAGGTTTGGAAGAAATCGAAGTTAAAGTTCCTGTTAAAGAGGAGGAAAGAAAAGCCCCTCTACCAAAAGAGAAGAAGAAAATGGAGGCTGAAGAGAAAGTGGCAGAGGATGAACCAGAGAAGACAGCACCAAAAAAGAAACCTCTCTCAAAGAAAAAAGTAGAGGAGGAAGAGGATGAACCAGAGAAGACAGCACCAAAAAAGAAACCTATCTTAAAGAAAAAAATAGAGGAGGAAGAGGATGAACCAGAGAAGACAGCACCAAAAAAGAAACCTATCTTAAAGAAAAAAATAGAGGAGGAAGAGGATGAACCAGAGAAGACAGCACCAAAAAAGAAACCTCTCTTAAAGAAAAAAATAGAGGAGGAAGAGGATGAACCGGAGAAGACAGCACCAAAAAAGAAACCTCTCTCAAAGAAAAAAGTAGAGGAGGAAGAGGATGAACCAGAGAAGACAGCACCAAAAAAGAAACCTCTCTCAAAGAAAAAAGTAGAGGAGGAAGAGGATGAACCAGAGAAGACAGCACCAAAAAAGAAACCTCTCTCAAAGAAAAAAGTAGAGGAGGAAGAGGATGAACCAGAGAAGACAGCACCAAAAAAGAAACCTCTCTCAAAGAAAAAAGTAGAGGAGGAAGAGGATGAACCAGAGAAGAAACCTCTCTCAAAGAAAAAAGTAGAGGAGGAAGAGGATGAACCAAAGAAGAAACCTCTCCCAAAGAAAAAGTAGAAGAGGATAAGGATGAACCGGTGAAAAACAAAACTGCACCTCATCCAAATGTATAATGTAAACTCACTTTGTATCAATATGTAAATTATTGATGTAAAATGAATTTGGTCAATTTTATGACAATTTATGTATATTTTTGTTGAAATGATCAACTGCACTCTTATTAAAGAAATCTGTGGGTAAATGATACTTTTGGGTCATATAATCCATACCATTCATAACCGCTTGATTCGCGGTTATCCGTCCATTTTGGAACTCTTCATATGCAGTTAATACATTTTCTAGAGTTTCACGATCAATTCCTTCTTTTACTTTTTCGAAAATCTCTGGCCAATTTTGATGAAGAACACTCATTTCTTTTTGGAGAATTTCATCATATTCAATATTGATTTTTTTATGTAGTGCCGTCAAATGGGTCAATTTATCATTTAATTGTTTAATTTTTTCATTATCAGATGCTTTTTGCAGTAAACCAAACGCTTCCGTAATTTCCAGGCTAATTTTCTCTTGTGAATCGGATAAATGACTGATTTTTTCATTTGATTTCTTTAGTTGCATAAAATGATCATATTGTGTCATTATAGTTTCTTTGACATTACCCTTGAATAGCTTGTCTTTTTGACAAGGTTGACTATCCGTTGATGGATTGGCGATATTTTTACGTCGTGTGTGGAATGTATACTCACTCATTGGATCCGGATTATATTTAAATATGATACATAATTTCTTATATATATTAATTCAATTACTATGTGATACCAAATTGACAAAAGTTATCCAAATTTGTACTGGGGATCCATAAAGTCAATACAGTTCAGATGAGATTCACAGAAACATAAATTTACCACCAAGACCTTCTCCAGCGCCAGAATGGACGTTTATAAACTGGAATTGGTCTGGGTGTACGGTAGATATTTCTTGGTATATATTGCCAATCAAGACAATCCTGTCTAAAATATGGTCCATTCTTATTACCTGGAACACATTCACCATAACCATTTGGGGTCAAACACCATCCACAGCTCGAACATTCGGTGCACTGTAATTTGGTTCTTTGACCACAATTTGGACACGGACCAGGGATGAATCCCTCAAGTTCATCTTTTTTCCAACATAGACACAGAATGAGACCAATACAGAATATAACAAGTATTATAAGATAGATACTCATTTGCTGTAATATATATTAATATGGTGAGATAAGATTTCTCCTGGGTTTATTTTCTGCAATCATTATATACATAATGATTAGTTATAGTCAAATTATTCTAGTAGTTATTGTTCTGATCATTCTTATTGTCTCCTCAAATACGAAATATTTTAAAACTGTTAATAAAATATATGACACATTATCGAAAATACCTAAGTTAGTTATAATTGTTATCAGCATTCTATCTCTTCTTGGCCTCAGTCATATTGTGGAATATCCGACATTTAAAAAACAAATTAAAATAAGTGAACCTATCATATCCAAAAAAACTGACGACAATAATGAATCCACCAAAAGAAATGTTTCTGAATCCACCAAGAAACTAGTTGCTGCTAATCAAAAGTGGAAATGTGGTCTATGTCAGCGAATGTTAGATGAAACATATGAAGTTGATCACATTATTCCGTTATATAAAGATGGGTCCAATAATATTGACAATTTAATGGCATTGGATCCTATATGTCATCGGAAAAAAACTATTGATGACAGACTAAATTTAACTCAAAGTAACAAATAGATACGTCTGATGTCAAATAAAGCATCTGGTTCGATTTGATGTCAACATATTATTTAGAGGGTGTCCAGAAATACAACATTGGTAAAAATTCAAAAGTGATTTACTATTCTTTCCAGTAAATCATTTTTGAGTCATATACTATCAATGTAGTATCTGATTATTTTAAAAATAAATATTTTATTATGATCCATAGGTATTTTTATATTTTCTATAAACTTGAAACACACAGAGTGACACCACATGAGATAATCTGTGGATGTTTACTTATGGACGAACAATTGATAACATGTGATACATAGTA